GGATGGGTCACGAAGATAATTAGATGCAACCCAAGGTTTGCTGCCAATGTAATTTTTGTAAGCAGTAAAAGTGTCAATGCTTGTGTCATATTTGTAGACATCGGGCATTGCCCTAGTAAAGTGGTCAACCATACTATAACATACTATTGCTGTGTTTGTCATCCTATGAAATGTTTTCTTTGCTTCAAACAAGGCATTGGCACAACCATGAATTTTGTTGTAGCGATGATTATATTCATAGACTAAAGCACATCCATGTTGAATCAACCAAGCAGTATTGTACATACTATCTGCTGCCCATTGAGTACAGGGATGATTACGGAAAGCACCCTTAGAAGTCTTGTATGCTGTACCGTCTTTCTTCTTAACCAAATCATCACCCCAGTCATAATACCAGTGTGAGAAGACGATAGAGAGCATCTGACAGGTCTCTAGGGGCATCTTAACGATGTGTTTGTCAGGTAATACTTTTGCTGATACCTGTGGATCAGGATTTGTCACAAAGATGTTCATAATCAATAGAAGAAGGGGTGTCGTCCCAATGACGAATCACCCCTGCTGTAATAAAACAATTAGTAGCAAGATAAGTAAGGAAGATGAGAGATCGTACAATGAGTACAATATTATCATACCTTTTGGTTTGTGTGTCAGAGAATGAACCCAACGCATACTTCCAAATCTTCCAGACTTCACTCATCATACACAGAATCTGGTTCTAGTGCAATAAAGTAATCAAGATTGTATTGACTGTTGGTAAACTTAGATAATAGTCTCTTTGAAATCTGGACATCGTATGAACCAGGAATCAATTTAATGTTTTCGATCTTGAAATTAAATTCAAATACACTATCAGTCGCACCGACAACAAGAGAGAACTCATTAGAGTTATCATTCTTGCGATCTGATACAACCATCTTAATTTCTTCACCATTACCAACTGCTGCTAGATCTGGCAATTGATATACAGATGATGCCTTGAGTAGTTTACCTAACTGTGCACTATCCAATTGAAATTGGACATCACTTGATGGCAATGTAATAGGTTTTTCTGGTGGAGTAATAATGACATCAGGATCTGCAAAAGCAAATTTAACTTTAGTGCTCTTACCTTCTCTGATGATCATGTATGTCTCATTCTTAAGATCCAAATCAGGATCCTTCATAAGATTAACACCATTGAGGAACTGAGGAAGATCATAGATCCCAAAGTCCCTCTCAAAGTTTTCATCCACATCTGCCTCAGCAAGGATGTTCTTCATCACACTAATAGTGCGAAGTTTAGAACCTCTTTTCACTAGAATGGATTGATTAATGGAGGAGAAGTTCTCCAGCAAGTTGATTGTTTTTTCAGAAAGTTTCATATCCATTGGTGGTATCCTTGGTGTCTAATCCTTCAAAGTGGTATAGTAATACAGCATAGTGTATAATCTTCTCAATGTCAAGCCTTGTTGTACCTTTTTTGTCATATCTTGATGCATACTTAAGTATGTTACTGCGACAAAAAGCAGCAGCATCTCCGACTGCATCAATAAGATCTAGAGTCTGTACACCGTTGTTGGCATAGTGAGAACTATATGTTCTGCTAATGTAATCCTTTACCTCTTTTAAAATTTCATCTTCATTGTACTTAAAATGTACAGATGGTTTTTGTAATTCTGCTGGAGCATTACTCATGTCTATAGAGACATTTTTAAAGTCCAGTTGATCTACCCAACCACCGCTAGGGTGGGTTCCAATTCCAGTCATAATAGGATAATCCTCATCAAGTGTTCCATCTAAAATAGATGCTGCTAGTGACCATGCATTTACCATTATATCATCCTTTTTGAATATTGTGAACATTAAAACTCATAGTAATCCTTTCTACATCGCTAGTAAACGGATAGACAGTATGTCTAAGAGTTGCTGGAAACAAATAAAGTTCACCTGTTTTTGGAACAACTTTAAATGATCCAGAGTATTCAAAACCATCTTCACCATGAATAAATTCCAATTGACCAGGACAGGGCATATTACTTTTAACAGTATTCTTTGCTTCTTCCCGAATGACTTCAGGTATATCAATAAAGATTACTGAACTTAATTGTCCACTGTGATTGTGGATAGGATTAAACTCATTTCTACGCTGAAAATTAATCCAAGGACCACTACCTAGATCAAATGCAATGTGATGGAATAGTGGTGGTGAATCAATATCAGTAAGGTTTGACATTTTTGTTTTATGTTCATGAGATTTTTCCATGTAATCATGAACATGTGGATAGACAAATTTTACAAATGCCTGACCATCTATTTTTAATTCTAATTGCTCATCAATATTTCCTGCTAATGAGTCTCCTACATTAACAGGATTAATTCTAGAGTCATCTGCTGCATCTAGTAAAAATTGATGAAACTCCTCTGATATATTTTCTTTATATACTAGAGGAGAAAAAGGTTGAAGAATCATTCTTCCTCAGATGCGGTGATGTCAACATCAGCATCCACTTTATCATACAATTCTAGGAATGATTGTTTTGTTTCATCATCGAAACGATTCAAACATACTTTGATTGCTTTTAGTTTATCATTCCAGATACTATAAGCACGAATGATGTGGACTAAACGACGAGTTGAGATAACCTCATCTATACCACCATCGTAGAATGTCTTACGAATGATGTCTGCCCAGTCTGTGAGTTTCTTACAGAACTCACTATCCTTTACCCCTAGGTTCTTAGCAATACCTAGGAGGATTTTATACTCTGTAGCAGAGTGTGGATACTCTTGCTCAAAGGTTACAGGGAATCGCTCAAGGAATGCTTCATTAAGAACATTAGTTCCGATGAATCTACCATCATCAGATCCTTTACCTTTAGTATTGGCAGTTGCAATAACATTGAATCCTGTAGCAGGTTGAACAAACTTACCAGTCTTCTTAAGGAAGATACCTTTACCTTCAAGGACTGGTTGTAAACATAGGATCTTGTTTGATGCTAGATCGATCTCATCTAGAAGGAGGATAGCTCCCCTTTCCAGTGCCTCGATAACTGGACCATTATGCCATACAGTGTTACCATCAACAAGACGGAACCCACCAATAAGGTCATCTTCGTCTGTTTCAATTGTAATATTTACCCTAATTAACTCTCTATTTAGTTGAGCACATGCCTGTTCTACAGAGAAAGTCTTACCATTACCAGAGAGTCCAGTAACAAAAGATGGATAGAACTGACGAGATTGAATAACTTTTTTTATGTCAGTGAAGTTTCCAAACTTGACAAAGGTATCATCTTTTTGAGGTACAAGATCCTGCTTGACAGGAGTAGGTTCAGTGACTTGTTTCTCGAATGATTTTCTTGCTTCAGCAACAGTCAAATCCCATTTACCTAATCCAGTTTTATAAGACTTGATGTGCTTAGTGAGTGTTCTATAATTACGATTGTTCTCGACACAATATTGTTTAACATTATCTGATGTAATCTTGTTACCAAAAGATGTTCTTAGACCGTCAACTAGTGTTGCAGCGTCGTAGCGAGGTTGAACTTTTTTCTGAATTTTTGCCATTTGTGTTGTCTGTTGTGTATATAGACATTATACTAGAATACAATGCCCATATCCACGACTAGTGGACACTTATGTAAGTGTCATAGTGATCGATTGAACTCCAGCATTTTTCAACTGAGCGATCACATTTTCTAATCCATCACTCTGCTGTGGGAATGATGTATCAAGAGATGCTGAGATAGGATCTACAGACTTAACAGCAGCAAAAGATAACTCCTGCTCAACAGCAGCTTTCTTTGCATGACGACCAGGAAGATAACTGGTTGCCTTCTGTTTGTTTATGATACTAGGAAATGTTTTTCCAAATATTCCATTCCTAAGTCTGTCAGGTCTTTGTCCTGCAGCACGACTCATAAGAGTACGCATGTAGTCACGAGGAGATGTCTTAAAGTTCTGATGCTTAAGAACATCTAGTAGGTGTAGATTTTGTTCGCAAAATTTATCCAGTCCATACATCTGTCTCCAGTTAGTGAGTGGTTCTTGAGTTTCTCCAACTCTTGCACCATCACGGATTTCAGAAGCGTTTTCGACTGCCCACCTTGCGTAGTTTTCAAGGGTATCTATCACCCATGTTAGTCTTTGAAGGGTGTTCATCTCTAATATTATAAGAGTACTATTATTATATAGTACTCGCTTTCACATGTCAAGCAACCAGATCAACAAACTCGTTTAAAACTTTTTTGTTAGTCTTCTTTGCTTTGAATGATTTTACAAATGCTCTCTTGATTTCTGCTTTAGACATTGCATCATTTGTCTCTTCATCAAAGTCAAAGTCATTGCTTAGAGATGTGGATGATAGTGCAAAGTACTTTTGATAACCAGTATTTTCTAGAGAGAATGATTTGTTTTTTCTCCACTCAGCAGTCTTCTTGTCAATCTCTCCCCATTGATCAGTACCGTACATATATCTACGGATGAAAGAATTTGCATCACGACTTGCAATAACTCTAAATCCTATAACATTAACACTAGGATTCAGACTCCTAAAATCTTCTAGTAGTAGTTTAGTAAACTCATGATATGAATGAGCAAACCTAGTTACCTTACCAGTCTTACGATTCCTTAGGTAACAATTAGAGTGGATATTTGCAGTACCTAGGTAAGGTTCTGACTCCCAGTGACGATCAACATAAGCATTTCTGCGAAGACTCTGTGCTTCACCATCAGTCAATACTACAACATTAACTTTCTCTACACCAGTTTTCTTTTGGAACTCAGGGATCAACTTATTCAAACAGATGATTGATTCATTAAGAGGTGTACCAGATAAAGAAAGACAATTTGGAATTGTAAAAGAATGATGTCTGAATCCATCATAGTAGGCACACATTAAGAATAGATTTTCTATATCTGTGTCTATGTCTTTAGAACTACTAGATACAAAATTTAGTAGTGAGAAGTTAGCATCAATATCAATTGTATTTGTAACACGATCATATACTGGTGGAAGATTTTCTTCTTCTGTCCTAGGGTATGACTGTCTACCCTTCCACTCATTACTGAAAGCATATACATCAAATGGGATTTGAACTTTCTTGCAGAACCAGATCAATTGTATTAACTGTTTACCTGTATCAAGTAAGATATTTGACATAGATCCAGACCAATCAAGTATGAAAACTAGACCATGATTCTTACCGTTAGGAACAACAGTTATCTTTTTAAAGAGATCTTCACTGAATTTATATGTGTGGAGTTTAGTGCAGTCTAGAACACCAGTTTTGGATGTTGTAGAACGAGCGTATGCACTAGCAGACTTCTTACACTCAAACTCTTTGACGAGATAAGAAACTTCTTTAGCAGAATCTTTTTTGAATTGCTCAAACTTTTTAACTACACCTAGTCTTGTTTGATTTCTATAATCATCTGAGTTGTAATAAGTTTGTGGTAATTTTTCTTCATATTCTTTTATTCTAGAATCTTCCTCTTTCCAATGATCATTCAATGAGTTACGGATTTCATCAGTGGAAACGACAATACGATCTAAATGTAGATTAGGTAGCTCTAAGTATACACTCTCTGCTGCACCAGTGTCAACTAGTTCCTGCAATTTAGTCTCAAGTGCATCCAATGTTGATGTATCAAACTCATCAGATCCCTCTGGTGATGAGGATTGTGGTTGTGGTTGCATCTTACCACTGTCATTTTGCTGATGTGGTAATCCTTCTGACAGATCTTCTAATTTATTACCTTCAGATTCTTCTGACTCACCATCTACATCTTCAGTTTCCTGTTTACCTTCTAGATCATTGTTACCAGATCCATCTATATTCAGATTTGCTTGTACTTCTTGAATTCTTTCCTCCTGTTTTAGTTTACAGAATTCTTGTAACTCTTTAGCGAGTACACAAACTTCATAAAATGATTCTGCATTCTCAATTCTATCTACTAGATCCTGCTCAGTGTCAGTAAACTCAACGCATAGGAAAGGACCGATCTTAGCATTTAGATTGATACGATCAGGAAAACTAAACTCATCTATTGGTTTATCTATTTCAAAAAAGTTATCCTCATTCAACTGTCCATATCCACGATAGAATGTTTTGGCAAGACCTTCATATCTACGCTTCATCAACTTCTCAATTCTAACATCCTCAATAATATTAACAAAAGAATGTGGGACTCCAATAAATTCTTCTTGCTCATACCATTTATCTAAAGGAGTGTATAGAGCGTGTCCTACCTCGTGAGCAATCAAAGCATCATACACAGACTCTTGAGAGATCTTCCAAATAGGTAGTGTCAAAACTCTAGTCTCAACATTGAATTGAGCAGTCTCTACATTCTTATGTTCTACTACAAGGTTCTCTGTAGCGAGGAGTCTTGCAAGTGTTCCTTTAATATCGTGTTGCATGTGATTCGTTTTGTATATACACATTATAAGACCCCCGACAAGGATCGGAGGTCTTGAGTGGACACTTTATCAACTGTCTACTTGAACATACAGGATACGGATACTCTCCAGAATGGAGTATCTACCTTGATAGGTAGAGCATCGTGGAGTTTGTTTGACCTAAACACTATAAAATCTCCAGGTCCATATGTAAAGGTCTTGTCTTCGATTTGCAGTTCTCCACCCCATGAAGGATCCCATTGGGGTGTTAGAAATCCTACTGCACTCCACACATGAGGACCATTACCATCAGCATCAGTATGAAACTCTGGCACATTACCCTTTCGCTGTGCATTGAATCCTATAGCAGCAACGCTTTGAGTGGGTAAAATAAATCCATGTTGACTCTGTAGTTGATCTCTAACTCTAGCCATGGTAGAAATAAAGTACCCTGCTAGAAATGGATCATGCATACCTTTCTCATCCATTGCTTGCATCCTAGGATACATTAACTCTGGATTGTCAAGACCACCATATGCACTATTTATTTTCCACAGACTATTTTCTATAACATGATTATAGATTTGCATGACATCCTTGTTGGACATCACATCATTAAGTACATACATAATTACTGCTCCACAGCACTCTTACTAGCATAGGAGAATCCACCTTTCTTAGTAAATTCTATGATAGATTGGAATCTATCTAACATATCTATCTTGTGGGATATAACGAATACATTAGCATCTTTAACAACATACTTAATAATCTTAATAAATTCATCCGTTCCCAATCCATCTAATGATGAATCAAATACCTCATCAAGAATAAGAAGGTTAGTGTTTGTAGAATTTTTAAACCTAGCAACCTCTCTCCATGTAAACAGAAGTGCTAAGTCAATTCTCATCTTCTCACCCTCAGAGAATGAAGAGTATGTGAACTTATCGTGAATAGGATTTTCTATTGTTTCATTAAACTCTTCGTCTAAACGAAAATTGATATAGAAATCCATCATCTGCAGATACCTATTGACCTGCTGATTAATAAGTGGTAGATACTTTTTAATTATTTTTCCTTTGACACCACCATCCCTCAATAGTTCATAGGCATGGTCGTTGTATGTTATCTCGTCGTTTTGTTTTGCAAGATTGCCAAAGCAAGATTCCAGATCTCTTTTATAGTTCTCTAGCTTCTCATGTTCAGTATTTTTATTTTTAAGGTTGTCGGTAAGAATTTGAATTTCTTGTCGTAAATCGTCTGTTTGTTGTAGTAGTCCATTAACCCTAACACTGTTTTGAGAAATGCCATTTGTGAGTTCTGTAATCTCCTTAGATAGTTTGATGAAGTGACGCTCTCTGGTGTTTTCTTCTTTTATCGACTCCTCAAGCTTTTCATAGCCATCTCTGAGTTCCTTTGCTCTAGATTGAGCGTCATCAATTCTATTTAACCTAAACGATTCTTCTATATCCTGACTACATGTCGGGCATACCGTATTGTCTGTAAAGAACTTATGATCTTTTGTAATTCTTGATACCTTATTGGATATCTTTTGTTTTAAAGAACCTAGTTCTACCAATCGTTCTGAAGCATCTGATACAGTTTGTAATTGTGTTTGAACGCTGTCTAAAGAACTACTTAAGGATTCATTATTCTTTAATAATTGGTTAATATCTAGAGCAATTGTATCAAGTTTAGACTCCTTCTCTTTGATATCATCTTCACTTCTTGTATTCATCTTATCAATAAAACTTTCTTGCATCGAAACTTTATCCTTAAGAGTTTCTTTCTTAAGTTCTAAGGTTCTCACAGTCTCTCTATTTGATCTAAGTTTTTCTTTTAAAATTAGATTCATAGCAGAGAAAATTTTAATATCTAATAGATCTTCAATAACTTCTCTACGGTTAGTAGCAGTTAGTTGCATGAAGGGTATGAAGTTGCTGCTACCCAGTATTACAATTTGAGTAAATGATTTATAGTTTAATTTTAAAATTTGTTCTTCTAGAATCTTCTGATTAATTCTATCGTCTGCTTCTTTATTACGCATTTGACCATCAATTTTGATATCAAATATGTTAGGTTTAATACCTCTAGTAACATTATATTCTGTCTTGCCTATAGAAAAATCAATCTCAACAAGAGTTCCTTTCTCGTTAGTAGTATTGATTAGTTGTGATTTTGTGATCTTACGATAAGGTTTATTGAATAATACAAAGCACAAGGCATCCAAGATGGTAGATTTGCCAGCACCATTTGTACCAACAACTATTGTTGTACCATCAGAATTTAATACTATCTCTGTCCACTTATCGCCAGTAGATAGAAAATTTTTAAACTTTACTTTTTTAAACAGAATCATCTTGTGGAGGTGGGATCACGAAATCGTTAGAAGAGATAACAGTATACTTATAATTATACATCTCACACGCTTTTATTGCAACCTCTTCATCCACTTCTACTACTTCCATCAAAGAATCTTCATCAAATTCTAGTTGCATTCTATATCTTTCTGCATCATCCTCTTCTTCAAATAAGAACAGAACCTTGTCATTATTAATGTCTTTGACAGCGTAAGCACCTTCACGCTGCCCATCTTCACAGAGTAACCACATTACTCCACCTCGCATGCTTGAGCGTACAATCCCCCCACAAGTTTTTTGATTCTAGTTTTGTCAAGATCAATCTCCGACTCTTCTATAAACCTATTTAACAGAGCAATTGTATTCTCATCTTCATCTGCATCGAAATCTGTTGCATGGATATACCCATGATTCCAGTCAGCACTTTCGATGACCTTTAGATCTTCTACACCAACAGAATTTAATTTGTCAATAAACTTTTCAAAATCTTTAGGGTTAGATCTTTGTCTAACTATGACTTTGACAATCTTACCTGCATATTCTGTAGCATCAAAGATTTGATAGGGAGTATCATCATAGTATATCTTATAGAACATTCTATAAGGATTGTTGATAGGTTCTAAATCATAAGTTTCTGTATCAAAGATATGGAATCCACGAGTGTCTTCACAATCATTCCAGAACATTTCATACGGATTACCTAAGTAAAATATTTTACCATCATTGGATCTTGTGTGATAGTGTCCAGTAAATACTCTATCAAATTTATTAAACATATCTGCATCACCGTGATGACCATGATCTTGTGTATATCCTTTGTATACAGAATAACCATTTAGTTCTAGGTGACCAAATGCTACCTTTGCAGTTGTTGATTTAACTTTTCTTTTTATCTTATCTCTATTCTCTTCGTTAATCCAACCTAAGAAAAGGCATTTTGTGTCGCCAATCTGATACTCCGCATGATCTCTGACAAGCACCATATTAGGATACTCTCGTAGTAGTAGATTGATTGTATTAACATCGTTTTTATTTTTAAAATAGGCAGTGTGATTACCGACAACAGAGTATACAGTAATCCCCATATCACGAAGACGGTCGAAGTAATTCGTCTTGCACCATTCCAAAGACCATAGATCAATCGACCTGCGATTATCAAAAGTATCCCCCATATCGATAAGCGTTGTAATCCCTTCCCGTTCCAGTGTTGGGAAAAAAATGTCTTCATAAAATCTTTGAAAGTATTCATGGAATAACCTACTACCTTTCCTCATACCAAAGTGTTGGTCCGTAATTATTGCTACTCTCATTTTTTGGTTGTGCTACTACGAGTACGATTGATAATGGTGATAAACTTATCACCTGCAAATGATCCAGCAAGACAAACATCCAACTGATCACCATCCTTCCAGTTGACATCACCATTCATTTTGGTGTGGGTCATTGCAATTTGAATTTTGTCAATGACTTCTTGTGTTAATCTCATCTGTTTGAGTTTCTGTATTGTATGTTATCTTTAATGGTATTATAGTCAGATGAAGTACCACCTGCACCTTCTTCAACTACCATAACTTGTTCAAAACCAGTACGCTCGATGATTTTAGTTTTAATCTCTAGCTGTTTCTTTTCTTTTTGTATCCTCCTCAAGAATGCATAGTATATGATTTGAGTAAAATATGCAAAGGGGTTGGAAGATTTCTCTGGATTGAAGTTATGTATGTATTGTACACAGTTTTCAATACCGTCACCAATCATGTCCTCTCTAAACATATAGTTTACAAAGTTAGGTTTGTAAGATAGGTGCGTTGCAATCTTAAGAAAACACTCTCCAAGATAATTGCTAATAGGTGGTGGATCAATCCCCTTTTCTTTTGAAATAGCAACCTTTTTGCGATAGACAACCATCGCCTCAAGAAGTTCTTTATTATTTACATAATGATCAGACCTTTTTCTAGGCATGTGTGTGTCCGAATCTATAGGTATTATAACACAGCTTGACACAAGTAGCAATTACCTGTACAATTAGCCTTGTGGCGGTTCAAAGGAACACTAGTATCTATACAGTACTAGATATCCCTGCAAATATCTTTTCCAAACTGGATCTAGTTTTTTCTACATCACCTTTATAACCCATCTTTTCACTGATACTAACCTTTTGGGTATCTTTATTTTCTCTACTTAAATTGTAGTGATTATATGCATGAGTCATCTCATGGTCTTCTTCTAATTCAGTCATAGTAATAATTTTATCAAACCCTACACTATAAACTTCTACATCATCATCTGGAATAGTAATCCAAGGAACTAATCTTACCAAAGTATTTGTTCCTTTATGTGTCAATTCTACCTTAAGAGGTTTTGTTAAGAAGAATGCTGGTTCAACACCAGTATCATCAATTCTAGTGGCAGCAACGACCTCCTCACCAGAGACTAATTTAAACACAAAGTAGGTTATGAGTTCATCCATGTTTCTCCTTTAATAAAACTTTCACAAGATCATAGTTAAAATTTTCTTCATTGTATATTTTGATTCGTTCAACTAAATGGTTCAGTGTATAATTCTTTTTACTATCAGACGAACAGTCATCTGCTATGTCATACAAAGTTGCTTTGAATTTATTGGTTCCTTTCCTTAGAACCCTTCCAATACTTTGTAGATTCCTAATCTTCGACTTAGATGGTGAAGCAAAGATTACATTATGCAGGTTTTTGATATTGATACCAGTAGAGAAAGTTCCATATGATGCAACAATGATTGCATTTTTCTCTCCCTCTGTGATAGAACGAGTTAACTCTCTATCATGCACATCAACTCCACCGTGAATAAAGAATACTTTACGATCATCATCATTATTTATGAGATTGTATAGAACCTCTCCGTGGGTTTCTACCCTACTGTATAGTATTAAAGTATTACCCTTTAAGTCCAACGCTAGGTTTTTAATAAATTTGTTTCTTTGTTCATGATTGATTAGATACTGTATTTCTTCTTCATAAGTATCAAACGGAGTTGCTTTATGTTGCAACAATATAATCTTAGCATTTAGTTTTGCTAGATAACCTTTCTCCATTAACTCATGAGTCTTAATAGTTTTATATGATGGTCCGAACAGTCCTTCTAATACTAACTTGTGTGTTTGTGTGCCGTCTAGCGTACCAGTAAAACCATAACGATACTTTGCTTGATGCAACTTAGTCATAATTTTTACGAGCGATGCCGATTTGAATTGATGTGCTTCATCACCCACTACAACTTCAAACTTTTCAAAATATGTTTTAGGTAACTTATAGATAGATTGCCAGGTTGTTATAACCACAGGACAACTTACTTGTTTTTCTTTACCAGCGTATATTTTTTGGCAATATGAATCAGCGTCCCATCCATAAGAAGCAAAGTCCTTATGCATCTGCTCTACCAGAGATGTCGTTGGAACAACTATCAGAGTCTTTTTGTTTTGCTCTGCAAAGTAACGAACTATTGAGTAGATCATCAAAGATTTGCCAGAGGCAGTGGGGCTTATCACTAATCTTCTATTGTGTCTTAGAGCATCGTATACTCCCTCTATTTGATAGTCTCGTGGAGTTGTCTTAGATACTGCGTTCATATAATCTCTAACACCTTCTAACGAAATCATTTCATTGACTTCAAAAGGAGTACCATAAAACTTACTATCTTCAAATTTATATTCATACTTATGGTGCTTGCAAAAAGATACTATCTTATCAAGCAACCCAACATATATTTCTCCTGTCTGCAGATTAAATAATCTTATCTTACCATCCCAGTGCCTATTCCTATACTGGGGCATATACTTAGCACCAGGTATATCAAAGGTAAACTGGTCAGATAACTCATGAGCAACATGAGGTTCTGAGACAATCTTCAGAAAGACTTCGTTCTTTTTAGTAATAGTAAGGTCGGACATTAGCCACTCAATTGTTGCCAATCAATAATGTTTTTTAGTTGATAACTTCTATTGTTTATTTGTCTAACAATATCTTCCAGATAAGTTAGCATGACATCATAATATTTAATTTTTAATGTAATTTCTTGCAGTCTTTTATCAGCATCTAAATGTTGTTTAATCGAATCTTTCTCTCTAACTCTATATGGAAAAGGTTCGGCCTCATACACTTCAGGAGAAGATTTTCCAGTGTAATAATTATATCTTTCTAATCTAATACTTGACTCTTGTGTTTTTGCTTTCTCTCGCAAAAGTTTTAGAGTGTTATACACATCCCAGTATTTTGCATGAAGGGAAGGTATCTTCGCTGCCTCATCATGTATTCTAATTTGATCAATCTGTGAGTCTTTCTCCCACATACTTTGTATAGTCTCAAGGTTCATGCTGAATTAATAGATGACGATTTAACCTTGAACTGAGTATCAAGGATTTCATACAACAAATACTTCATAGTAACTGTTGCTGTAAAGTATGTATAATCGTTTTCTTGGGCAGTAAATTCTAAAGTACTTAGCGATACAGGGAACATATCAGTGAACCTGACATACGCCATTGGATTGAAATTGCTATTTAATATACTAAGTGTACCGTCACTAAATTGTTTTAAGTTATCAATATCACTCGTATTCCTATCCAAAACAATTTGTTTGAATTGATCTACAGATTTAGGATACCCCAATCCATATATCCAGTTATGTATTTCTAAATAATTTTCTAAACTTTCATCGACAAGAAATGATAATGTAAGATCTTCAAACTGAACTTGATCACCAGGAACAGGTACAGACTTTAGATAATTGCCAACATTAATTTCTCCTAGTGTAATACCAGGAATTCTTGCACTGCTCGAAAAGAAATCAACCTTAGGTGCTCTTGCCAAATTGAATTGAAATCCAGTAGGAGATAAGAAATTTCTATTCTTAATCTGCCTATCATAAAATGTGCTAGATGACATTAAACTAAACAGTTGTAATCTTAATTATTTAGCAGTCCTTAGACATTTCCTGTGCCATACCACCACCTATCTCTGCACCTTGGTTGCCACCAAACATTGCAACCCATCCTGCTGCCAACCATCCTACGAATGGTATACCAGTCAATGCAGGGGCAGCAGCAGCACCTACACTAGTTCCTACAAGTCTTCCCGATTGTTCGCCACCACCGACCGCCTTGATACATGCCTCGGTTTTGGCAGACAACTTTCCCTCTGCGTCAGCAGTTCCTCCTGTATATGCAAGTGCTGCTGGATCTATCCAAGCACTCTTTGTACTAACA